CAGAATTCCTGGACGAGATTTCACCAAGTGATTACCCTGATGGGACACCATTTTATGGGGTACACGATCACGTACTACCTATGCCAAACAGCTCAATGCTAATCAAAGGTAACGTTGACCCCGGCACAGAAACGCAATTTAAAGTTAAAAGGCTAATGGGTAAACTACGTGGTAAACCTGTCTATGCCGCTGATGACAACCAGAAATTGCACACATTAATTACCAGAGGTGCAACAATTGACGCCGAACTTGATAAACACATTGACGACATAGTAGGCCGTATGATGAATGCCTACCATAAACATATAAGGAAACAAGTCATAGTTACAGAAGATGACCTGATGATTGGCATCGCTGAGCAAATGGACCGCATAAACGCTAAAGGTGATCCCGACCAAGGAGCCACTTATGATCCTCATTTAATTGCCAACTCTAGAGCCATCTCGTGTTTTATTAAACAACAAGTTAAAGCTGATTTAAAGGAACATTCCTGGTTAAGAATGAAGGACGGTCAAATTAAGGCTGGTCAAGGTATTAGTGCTCAACCTAAAGCCATTAACCTTCTTGTCGGGGGCATCACTAGAGCTACTGAAAAAGCTTTCATGGCTAGCCTTCCCGACTACATGACTTTATGCTATGGCTTGTCGGTAGAAGAACTAAAAGCTAAGACCATTGCAATGCTCAGAGATGTAGACGAAAGAACTTGCCTCGCTTTGGACATAACGCAGTTCGACACCATACACGCTAGATGGTCGAGAGTTTTCATGGATTTCCTTTTCAAACAACACGGCGTCGACTCCTGTATACAAAAACTTATGGATGAAATTAACATAGATTGGGTATTAGATGCCGGTGCAATCAAGTTGCAAGTACACGAACGTATGCAATCTGGGAGAGCTGACACTCTCTTTAAGAACACAGCCGTTGCTCTATTTATGAATTTAGCCTACCTAAACATTAAAGGACCCAAATTGATCATGGCGCAAGGTGATGATGTAACAATAATTGCCAACAGCATCAAATCAGACGTTGCTGACTACATGAAACCTTATTTGAAACCCGACACCAATCCAATACCTGAATGTGTTGGTTACCTTTTAGGAAACTACTTAACCCTAGACTTAGGGAAAATGGCCTGCAAACTGG